GACGAGCTCCAGGACGAGCTCCAGGACGAGCTCCAGGGCAGGCTCTAGGGCAGGCTCTAGGGCAGGCTAAAATCCCAGACGCCCGCCGCCGCCCGCCGCGCACCCCCGACACCTGGACCCCGGCTGCTGGATATAGTGATAATTTTTTTCCCGATGGATACGGAAATGAAATTCCGATTTTCCAAGGCGCGGAAAATTCACTTTGTTTTCAGCGGCCGAATCCCCAAGGCGCAAAAACCTAATTCCTAATTCCTCTAGCCGCGCCTCGACCCTGCCCGTGGCGATGCCCTCGACCACACGCTTCGGTCTTGACCATGCGGCGTAGAGTAGTAGGGGAATATGGGCCTAGCCCTATAGGCCTCGGCCAAGTAATGCACTCGATGAGGTGGAGACAGAGGACCAACCACCCCACCACCAACCACGAAACGAAAAGCGGTAGGGGAAGACACTGACTGGTTTAAAAAGCACTCGCAGTGTCTTCCCCTACCTAACATCCTCCCCTCCGCTTGATACCCATATACCTCAGAGGCGTCACTAGGACGGATAGATATATGGAACGGATGGGGAGTCTGTGTAAAACGAGTATCTGCGGCTGTTCCGCGAGCATGCGAGAGAAAGCAGGAGCAGATACTCAATGCCTACCGGAGGTGCTCCGGGTAAGTATGTCGCAATAGAGCTAGATGCGCCCGAAGTGGATTTTAGTCCATAGGAGGCTATCCGGATTGACAGATTTTGTTACCCCTCCCCCACCCTTACCCTCCCCCGGGTCGTTTGAGGGGGCGGGTGCTAGCAGTTGCTTCCGCATCTCCTCTGGCAATTCGTTGAACTTAGGGGAGGATACACTGTTGAACGATGTGAGACGCCTGAAATCTGCTAGACTAAGGTCGGAGTGACTCCACTTACAGGGGGAACCGATACCAAGCCAAAGAACATAATCAGGGGAAAGCACATAGTCACCACACCAACGATCTACCTTGTTTCCGTTCAACATCTCTTTGAGAGCGTCGCGTGTATTCATGACGCCGCCTCAATCATAGCCTTACGCACCTTCTCCGGCAGGTCGTTGAACTGAGGGGAGGATACGCTGTCGAATAGCGCAGCCTGTAAGCCCTTACCTCCGATATGTGACTCATCTCCTGTACGCCAAAGAATGTAATTGGAGTCTAGCACATAAGAGCCGCACCAACGCGTAACCATGTTCCCGGCCAACATCTCTTTGAAGGCCTCACACATCGTGATCAACATGACGCCTCCTTCATCCGTGAGCGAGTAGCTATGTCCTCTTTGGGATACAAACCGGCTTCCCATATCGCGATTCTTGAAGGGAGGTCCCTTGTACGTGAGTAGGCGGTCCGCTTTCTGTGTGCGTTGGAGTTTCCCGTGATATAGATGTTGCTGAATACCTCGGGCCCTTACCTCCATCAAGAGGTCGGGGTAAGAGGGGAAAAGAGCCTCGATAGGCATACCATCCGTCTCTTTTTCCCAAGCATTCTTAAAATCGAAATACACAGTTTCGGCTTTGCGGATGGCGTTGACAAGATGGTTATTGTCCATCAAGGCCAGGGATTTCCGGTCGAGGGTATTGATAACACCCAAGGATGACGAAGTCCACTTCCCTTCAGCGAAATTGCTGCGAAAATAGTTGAATAGTTCACCAAAGGTCATGAAGTGCTGACGATTATTCTCTCTACCCTGTGTCATATCTACCTCCGCTACGAGACCGGGATGAACACCTTCATGTCGTGCGCGATAGCCTTTCGAGCTTCGAGGGGCAGCGCATTGTACTGCGTGTCCATCATGAACACGCCGACAAGACCCTCGACACGGAAACTGTTGGTCTTGAGGTCCCAGAACGACATCTTCTCGACATAATGCGCGAAAGTGTCGGAGAGGCGGACCGGCACGGGGTTCTCCTTGCCACTGATATCGTCATGCCACCAAATCTTACTGTCGCGGATAAAGTAGTATCCACCACCCTTTTCGGAGGTGACCTTCTTGTTGTCCTTAAGCAAAGTGAGAGCCTGAGTGAAATTCATGATATTGTCCTTGATGTTGTTGAGGTCTACTAGAGCCCCGTGCTCATCCTCGCGGCGATGGTGGGACCGGTTGATGATTGGGTCCCGAACATAAGAGGCAAGACTATTGAATGAGACTTCGGTAGTGAGCTTCAGATTTCGGATATCGGTCAGGCTGTAATATACATCCAATCCGTTACCGTAGAGCACATAATCATCCGGACCAAGTGTGTAACTGGTCCAAGTTGCAGCCCCCACTACCGCTTCCTGTGCGAGTAACTTGCGGAACATCTCAACCATATTCACTCCCGGTCTCATGTGAAAGTAACTTGAACCACTTCGAGGGCGTGAAGCGAACGCCACACGCTCGCTTGTGTCCCCCTCCACCGTGAGAGGTAGCGAAGTCGAGGCACTGCTCCGAATCCGTCACCGCTCGCAGAGAAACCTTGACTACTGCGTTACCACAGTCGTCACTATCGACCGACCAGCATACCGCGAAATCGGCGCCGAAATCCTTATTCTGATTCTGCTCCCACGCCTGTTTCGCCAGGGCATTCCCCACGTCAGAGGCGAGGGTGTAGTCCACGTTCACTACCGGCACATTGTGATAGCCCGCGAACGAGGTCCACACGGCCCTGTCCACGGCCTTTGCCACGGCGCGGGCGTTGACTTCATCAATCGCCCGACCTGTCTGGACAATAGTGTCGGAGGGGGTGGCGGTCAAGAGGTCCAGCGCCTCGAAGCCCTTTTCCAAATCATCCAGGGGGATGTTGTGGAACATGAACGCGGAGAACGCCCGGGAGCTGTCCAGGCGGAAGGCCCAGAGGTCCCGGTCTGAGGTGTAGTTGACGACGTTGAAATAGGGGAGCAGGTCCACCTCGGGATACTGGTCCATGAGGTAGTGGTAGGTGATGAGCGCCCCCGACATCGTGTACGAGAGATAGGGCGCGAAATCGGTGTACTGGAACCGCTTGATGGCGGTGTCATGATGGTCCAGTAGCACCACCTTACCCTCCCCATACGTCTCGACCAGCCCCTCCATCTCCTCTTCGGTGAAGGAAATGTCCGTCACCAGCACGAGGTCGAAATCAACCTCGGGGAGAAGGGGAAGAGGGCCTCCAGCATGAGCGAGGACGGTCGTGGCATCAGGGAACGTTTTGCGGACGAGCCACGCAGACACGAGGCCGTCCATGCACCCTTTGTGTGAGATATTGAGTACCCTCATTGCTTACCCCTTCTTGAAGATGAAGACGCTGAGAACGATAGCGGCCACGGTCGCGACCCCTAGCCCGATGAGCCCACCCTTGATAGCCCCCTCCGCCGTTGGATTGTTGAGATATCCGATGCCTGCACCGACAACCAATGCCCAGAAGTATCCCATGTTACACCTTCACCTTGTTGACGAGCTGATACCGCTTGAGACGCGGAAGGACACGACGGTTACCGGGCTTGACGTGGAAGGTGTAGACCGGTTCCCACTTCTTTCCTTCCGGAGTGAAGCGCACGATGTTGTTGTTACGGTCTCGATGCACCTTCCCAGGACCCTCAGGAATCTCGACCAGCACCGCGCACTGGTAGTGCTGCGACGCTTGATACTTCTGAATGGTCTGGAACAGATGCCCCTGGGGGTCACGCTTGAGGCGAGCCATCTGGTCGGTAATCTTGAGGGAGGCCTTGTTGAGACGCTTTTGCTTGGAACGATTCATTTTCGATTGTCCTTGTGAATGGAGTGGTAAGTAGGGGAATCGTGGACGTCGCTGGTACCACGGGAAAATGACGCGACTGAAAGTAGTATCGGGGCAGTTCAGAAACTGAGATTGAGGGGGGTTACGGTCGCGATGCATGTAGGGAAGCCCATGCAGCATCCAAGGCCTCTTGGGCTTCACGACGTTCCCGATCGAGAGAAGCGGTTTTCATGACCTGTGTCCAGTATTCGATGCCCTTCTCTCGACAAGTCTGGATGGCCTTGATCACGGCGATCTCGGGGGATGGGGCAGGCGACGGGCGAGGGGGAATCTCAGACCAAGCCCAACGGTGCTTGCGGTCATCTTTGTCGGAAGTGATGATAGTTTCACCGAATTCCGTTTTGCCGACCAGGCGCCACAACAACCTTGCGTCGTTGATGTATTCGATGCTCTCTCCCTTGAAGAGGAAGAAACACTGGTCACCAATCTTCACACCCAGTTCGCCTAGTTCGTTGACAATCCATTTCACATCGACTGCGTTAAGGACCATTGTCATTCCTCCCATTCCTTGCGGTAGTAGTTGAAAATCGAGGCTCCGATATCGCGTAGAATTGGAACCAAATCCAATTTATCAATATCTCTAAGCGCTTCCGCCCAGTTGGCATAGTCATTGCCCACGGGATAGTAGAGTTTGTACTTCCAAGTGGACCGTTCTCCAGTCTCCTTCTCTTCTTCCCATCGGATTTCGATACCCGCTGGTATGGTAGGACGGGATTTAAACTCCACGTACATGAAAGCCTCGACACGAATGGTGTTATACGCGTCGAGTTGATATATGTATCCCCTCCCGTTGGGTAGCGGGGTACGCCCAGAACCGAAGGACTTGGGGAGGAAAGAAAGCTCGTTCATGTCACACCTTACGCCTTATCGATACACACGGGACCGATACCGGTCAAGATAGATTCGGGGGTGGTGAGAGTGCGCCCACAGCGAGCACATCTACCGTGATGCATAACCTGTGCGGGCTCGATACTCAGCCCTCGTTTGCATCTATTCCAGACCCAGGTCAGTGCTTGAACGCTAGGCGCCTTGGGATTGGAAGTCCAGAGGATGTCAGTTTTCGTGTTCAGCGTTCCCATGAAAGAGTAGGAACGGTCGTTGTCTGGTCCAGTGAGCAAGAACACTTTTCGTTCATCCCCATCACCGCTCAACTTGAAGGTGAACCTACTATGCTGCCCCACCAGAGTGAACAGCGCATGCCCGCCAGACAGGAAGGGGAGGATGTACTCTTGGGGAATCATAGCCTACTCCTAGTAGTCATCGTCGACGTCTACTCTCACCAATGTATCCCCCTCGAAGATAAAGACAAGGGGCCCTACCCAGATTTTACCATCGCCATGTGTGAACACAACGCTCCCCACCATGATGGAAAGAGGGAGGCTACTACACCTCCCTACACTTATATTAGCTGTAGTAGCGGTTTTCATCCTACAATGCCGGATGTCGAAGGCGAGTACCCGTTATATGCCACGGAGACGGGCAAAGAAAACAACGTCTGACATGATTAGGTTCTCCTCCACGACCGTCGTTTTAAGGCACTAAACAATCGGCAAAGTTGGCTTGTGTAGAGGCTTTCTCAACACAACCCTTACCTCCACGCTACGGGACTCGCCGCTCCGCACAATCGCGTGGTATTCTTTAGAACGGAATCTCTTCCCCCACCCACAGGGAGGAGAGGGTATCGATTTCCGTCATCTCTTTCTCTTTCACAGTAGGCACCTCAGAGACCGGGGCAAGGCGCGTATTCATCTTTTCCGCTACACCCAGTCCAAGAAGCCCTTCCAGTTCGTTCATAGGATTGGAGGCCGCCTCGATGCTGCCCTCAATCACTTTCGTCTTGTGAGAGATAATCTCCTCGACGCGGTAGTCAAGGCTCCTCTCTGCAATAAGTTGTGTGATGAGCACGGGCCGGTCTTGTCCGATACGATAGATGCGGTCCTCGGCCTGGAGGTTGAGGGCCGGGGTCCAGTCGCGGTCAACGAAGATGGCGTTGCAGGCCTTGGTAAGGGTGATAGCCACGCCGCCAGCTTTGACCGTAGCCGCTACCCCACGCAACTCTCCCTTCTGGAACTTGTCCTCGATAGCCGTGCGCTTCTCGGGACTGGTATCCCCCGTGATGGTAGCCCATCCCTCACGCCCTGCGAACATCGCGATGGGCGCTTTGTAACACGAGAACACGACCACGGGCTCCCCTGCCTCTTCGTATTCCTCGACGAGCTCCAACATAGCCGGAATCTTGCTCTCCGCAAGGATAGCACGAGCTCGCGAAATCTCCTCGAAGGGCACTGACTCCCCCATCGCCAGCACGAGGTTGTCCACGCGCTCGACCTCAGACTCATCCGCCCTCGACAGCGTGACGCCGACCGGCAGAAGGCGACGCATCTTCTTCGGAAGGTCCTTCAACACCTCCACCTTGGTGCGACGCAGCATCACGGTCTGGAGGCCCTTCGCGGCGTCCGGTCCAGGCGTTCCACCATACCCGAACGCTCGATTGAAACGTCCCCAAGTGCCATAGGCCTTGGTCTGGAGGCGCAGCAAGCCGAGCAGATTCCACAGTTCCTTGTGTCGATTGAGCAGGGGGGTAGCGGTCGCCAGCCACACCCGACCACCAGTCCTAAGCACCTCCTCGACCAGCCGCTCAACGCGTTGAAACCGAGAAGTCCGGGGGTTCTTCAGAACATGACCCTCGTCCAGCACGAGGGTAGTGCCCGGCGCAACCCCCAGAGGCACTTCCCCTTGCGTCAGGATATCGTAATTTGTAACTACCGCCTCCCCATGCGTGGGCCACACGAAGGAATCGCGCCCGTTCAGCACCGTGATAGGGGCGATGTCCTGACGCCAGCGCTTCGTCTCGCGCGTCCACACACCCTTGGCCACGGCGGGCCCTACCACCAACAACGGGGCGCCCTCGGGATGAGCCGCGAGCAATTGCACGGTCTTGCCCAGACCCATGTCATCGGCCAGGATACATGATTGCTGAGTCGACAGCCACGCCGCCCCCACCATCTGAAATGGGAACAGCGTAAGCCCGGCCAAGGCGCGGCTCTGGAATTTCTGAATCGACTCTCGCGCCTGATTCTCGTACGCGGTCGCGATGGTCTTCACGCCCTCCGACGGGTAGAAGATAGGGGAGCATACCGGGCACTCCAGCATCTGACGGAGCACCGCACAGAGCACGGCCGGCTCGCTTACGGGAATGACCGAGGCGCGCAAATGTGACTCGTAAATCGCACCTTTCGAGGCCGCGTAGTAGGCGTCGAACTGCTCTCGATTCAAGTTCGCGATGGTGACGTGGACGTGCTCCCCAACGACCTTTGCCTCGATGACCGGTTCACGCTTCGGGACACAGGCCTTGCAGTAGGTAAACCAACTTCCGGCCACGTTCTCGGTAAAGCCCTCGCCGACATCCACACGAATACCACAGGTGCATCGCTTGACGAACTTGTTGGGGAACACGAGACACTCCTTAGACGAAAGTGACTTCCGAGGGTGTGAATCCGAACATGACGGAATCTTGTACCAGCCACTCTTTCACGCGCTTGGCTAGCGCAAGCATTAACGGGTGTGCTTGATGTCCGTAGGAGGAATACACCGTTACCTTCTCAGATACGAGATTACCCTCAGGGTCTCGCCATACACCATCTTTTTCTTCAATGGTGACTCCACCCAGTTCATCTACCATAGTGGTAACCACATATGACAGCACATTATCCCTATGCATCGGGTCGATAAGCCCTCCACCACCCCCATACTTGGTGGGGATGATGATGAAGTTGAAACCGCTCATGATTCGAAAACCTCCAGAGGGATTGATTCCCCAGCGACCAACTTCTCCATCCACGGCGTCATTGCCGGGGCGTGGGGGTTAGGCTTCCCAAGGTTATACACCGACCCCGAGCGAGTAAAGACCTTTCGACCTTCAATCTTCAGCACACGGGAAGTAAGGATTTCAGGACCACTACGCCCTCGCTCGGGACAAAGACCTGTCAGCTTCCATCGGTTGAAGTACCAAATGAACTGCCAGCTCTCGATGAGGTATTCTTTATTCACCGTCTCTCTTCCTTTCCAGTGCCAAGAAGATGTCGTGGAATCTACCAGACTCTTCACAATGCTTTAAGTACGCGTCCCACGCAGCGCGCTCGATGAATACATTGGCCTCGTGACCAACCCACGCACCTGTAGCTTCAAACGGAATATACATTCCGTCAGACCACTCCAACACGATTTCGACCATACATTCTCCGTTGGTGCCCCGAGGGGGAGTCGAACCCCCACGCCCGCTGGACAAGGCATTTTAAGTACCCCGCGTCTACCATTTCGCCATCAGGGCATTACATTACTTACGTTTCTTCCACCAGTCCTTAATCCAGTCCAACGCCTCCTTCTCGGAATCAAATTGGAACGATTCCTCGGTGACATTGACACTAGGAACAAGAACCTGCCCGGGCGGAAGAGCCTCATCCAGCATCCATCCTGAATCGTATTCCGTCATATCCCAGTATGCCACCTTCACAACAGTGTAGGCGTACATCTTGTAGGTGCCGGCATCATGATAGACGTTGAAGAGGAACGGGAGACGAAGCATGTCAGATACCCTTTCGCAGTCGAGCGGCGGTTCGAATGTGAATTTCTCGTTTGGTGGTGAGATTAATCGCCATCCACCCCTTGACAGGATGGTGTGAAAGAATCTGCACCGGAACGACCTTGTCGGAGACCTTGGCCGTGTAGACGCCACCGATTTCGATTTCTGCTTTCGTCATGTCACCCCCATAGAAACAGCAGGGCGGTCAGGCAAGGGGAGGGACACGGATTATCATGCCCCTCCCCCTGTCTAGTTTACATGTAGCGCGGTTCGAGCGCGACCGTGTACGTGTTCGACTTCTTGAAGGTAGCCGAGCCCATAGTCGTGGTGAAGGTGATGGAGCCGGGGAAGGCACGGGTAACCACGTTACCGTTACCGTCCACCCACTCCCCCGAGGGCTGCACGACCTCGAAGGTGTACGAGCGGAAGTGCCGGAACTTGTGCGACCCGAGACCGCGCCCGCGAATCTCCTTCTCCCACGCGCGGTAGACCTTGGGGTGGTGCTGCTTGAACAGGGCGATGGCCTCCTCCCGCAGGTAGGTCAACGTCTCCTTCTGGATGCGCACCTTCGAGGGCTTGAGCGGCGGGGCTTCGGCGATGAGGGAACCAACGACCATGAGAGCGACGAGCGAATCGGTATTCATTTCTATTCTCCAATGCGCCCTCCAATCTAGGAGGGGCTGTTAATGCTACGGGAACATCCCGTGCGGTAGTTAGACACTAGGCACTGATTTCAGACGGACAAGGGGACAATTTCAGCGTTCGCCCCGGCGGCAACGAGGGCCGTGACGAAGCGCTCAGCTTCTTCCTTACTCGAAGTCCAAGGAACGTGATTGACTCCAGCACGGATGAGTTCGCAATTGCGTTCTGCACACATACGCGATGCGTAGAGACCATACTGTGTAAAATCGCGAATGGACTTGATGACCCTAACCATATTCCCACCCATGTTTCGAAGCAGGACGCCGTAGACCTCTCCCGTGGTCGCAGGAGCAGGAGCAGGAGCAGGAGCAGGCTTCTTGGTCCGGGGCTTGGGCACATCGATGGGAATGTCGTGAAGGGTCTTCAGTGCATCCATAAAACGTACGATGTCTTCCGAGTCGTCAGTACGCAGAAGGGCATTGACGATGTCCTTGTGAATTTTGCGAAAGGTCGTCTTGTTCATTGTCTTCTCCAGTTGGGTCTCGTGTACTATAGGTCCCATTTTTGCTTCGTCAAGGACCTAGTTGATGTTTTCTGTTCGGGGGCGAAGGGCTGGAAGTTCTTTGACGAAGGTCACAGCAAGATACTCACTCTTCAGATAGAGCACCGCATCCCACGGAAGGAACACAGGACAGTCTGTCGTGGTTCTTCCGCAGATACCGGCATCAGTGATTTGAAGACCAACAGACGTAGGGAGGAAATCAATGCGGCCTAGAGAGTACGGGAACGTGGGGGAAACACCAACGTGTTCCGCGTCCACCACGACGGCGACGCCCCCAGCGTGTCCCATTGCCCACTCGAAAAGTGACTTCTTGATAACCTGGAGGTCCATCTGACACCTTCATCGTTACAATGACACCGAGTAAGCCGACATCGACCCGCTCGATACTCGCAGTGTAGTTACCCGGAGGAAGCGCTTCACCGGTACATATATTCGTTCATGAAGAATCCTCCACCACATACACCTCGTCTTCGTAGACCTCGTAGACTTCCACGGGTGTCACCTCGAAGGTTACTTCCCAAGTATCGTATCGAGGGCTGAAACCGGTAACCGCTCCTTGTGCTCCCTCCCCCACCTTGGAGGAGAGAGTCATTCGCGTTCTAACCGTGTCTCCGATTTTCATATAGCTCCTAGATTTGAGTGGACGTAAGCATTCGAGCCATTCGAACATTACGTGCAGTAGCATTGATGGTGCACATCTGGAAACCGGCACGATGAACAAAACCGGGCACCATCACGTAGAGCCCAGAATACTCCCCTTCCGCATACGTGTTATCGGTCACGTTGCGAATCGCCCAGTAGACCGTAGACGCTCCAGACCCCACAGACAAGTAGAAATCGTACGTTTTACCGATTACAAAAGGTACACCGGTATCAACGATATCAATTTCCGTGCCAGCCGCGCGAGCAACAAACTGCCAATTGGTCTCTGTCAGCGCGTTAGTTGAGATACGCCGGAAACCGAGTGTGTATGCCGTTAGGATGTCGGCAAGGACGGCTGTCGAGAAGGTTCCTACGCTAACACCAACGAAGATGCGACTCCCCTGCCCCGCCCCTGGGGAATTATAGGAGGCATCAGGGAAGTGCAGGCGCCAATCGGCGTTGAAACCTACAGATTTACCAGTTGTCGGGGCCAGTAGAGTTGCCACCGTATGGCTTGTACCACATGTAGCGTTAGGTGATGCAGCGGTCTGAAAATTAGCCATCCAGCCCGCATCCTCAGTCACGGCCGGATGAGAGATAGTACCCACTGAGGTAATCGCTGCTCCAGACGTAGTCAAGGTGGTAGTAGCGTTTGGTAGCACCATGATAGTAGGTACCGCGTAGCGCTCCGACCGCACAATTTCTTGGATGCCATCCGAACCCTGGAGAACCAATTTATTTCGCCCCAAGAATTTCTTCACATAAAGACTTTCCATAGGGGAAGACGGAGCCCCGGGGATACTACCCTGGGGACTCACAGTAGAAAGGTCACGAGACCGGAAAAGCGGCATATTCCCCTCCTCTACACGATGTCCGTGACGTAAGCGTACCCAGTGGCCGAAACCCAAATCCCGGTTACAATGCCGTTGTAACCGAACGGGATTTCGTAATAGTCTTCAGGAAGGCATCTCACCGTGAAACTAGTGGCAGAAGCCGCTGAACCAAGTTTTAGATACAAGATGGAGGAACTGCTATTGTAGACAGTCCCTCCAACACGCCTCTTAGACTCGGCTAGCAGAGTTACCACAGTCGCTGATGCTGCAACCTGCGTTACAGTAGCATTCTGTTGAAACTCGGCCATATGTTACTCCGTGAACGCACCGGTTACAGAGAAGGTGTAACCCGGGGTGTCCGACCCGCCGATGGTCCACTTAGCGCGCACGTACCGACGCAGCGGCCCAAGAACCTCTTTTCGCTCCGAACCAGTCGCATTCGACAGGGTAGTGAAAGTGGTAACCGTCACCCAGTTCGTATTATCCGCCGAGTCCTGAATCAGGACCTCGAGGGTGGGCGAGGTGCCGGTCTTGGCCGTCGCATACAAATAGAAAGCCGACTTACCCGAGATGAGGCGGTCGTGCGTGCCGTAGGAGCCAAGCGAGGTATCGACCCCCGTGCTCTGCGAAGAAGTAGTTTTAGCCGAAGAGGCCTCAAGAGTCTTAATTGCAACCATTGCCATAGGATACCTCCGTTTGAACCAGAATTGGTCCTCGCGGAGGATACACTAGACAAAGGCGCATGTCAAGTAGACAATGTGCCTCGTCTTGTCTGAGTCTAAGATAGTCACACCCTAGACTCAGACAAGGGAGAAATTACTCGGAAGGGGTAGGGGGCGAGGGCTCCAAGTCGAGGGCCGCGAACACGTCCTTCAGCGCCTTCGGCAACTCCTTCAGCGGCTTGAGCTGGAGAGCGAACATCACCCCCATCCGGAAGTTGGGGTCGACCTTCTTTTCGGCCTTCTCCAGGGCTTCCAGAACGGTCTTCTGGAACTTCTTCGGGGTCATCTCTCCCTTCAGTTCGCGCGCGCTCGGTCCGTTGCGCTTCTTGACCTTGACCGTCTTGCGAGGCGCGTGCTTCTCGGCCTTCTTCGTGGTGTCCACCTCCACATCCGTACCGTCATCCCCATCGGCCTGAGCCTGATCCTCGGGCGTGTTGCGCTCGGGGATCTTGTCGAGGATAGCCTTGCGCGCCTCCTCGTCCTGCTTGCCCAACTCCAGCGCAGCGGACACGGTCACCTTGCCGGCCTGGACAGCGGCCTTCAGGTCCCCGGGCAGCTTCGCAATCTTGAGGTAGTTGCGGATGGTGTTGGGGGTCGTGCCGAAGTCGACCGCGATACTCTCGACCGAGGCACCACGGACCTTCAGACGCAAAGCATTTTCAGCCCGCGCCAGGAGGTTGTCCTGCACCGCCACCGCGTTGAGGGACACGTTGAGGGACACGAGCGTATCCTCGGTGTTGCCCTCGTCGATGACGCAGGGGATGCCGGGGAGGAGAGGGCTACCCTCCTTTTCCAGACGACGCTGGGCCTCACGCCACATACGGACGCGCTGACGACCGTCGACCACGATGTACTCGGGACCGTTGGGGCCCTCGACCTTCTCGACCTTGACGGGCTTCTGCACGCCATAGACCATGATGTTGCGCGTCTTGTTCTCGTCCAGGGGCAGCGAGATACGCGGGTCGAACGCCCAGTGCTCGTCCACCGAACGATGGTCGGTGTCGATACCGACGATGATGAGGCGGTCGCCAGGGACGCGGAAAGTGTTGGACATTTTGGTGACCGAGTCACCCGAGATAAGAGCCTGCTTAGCCATGATGAGTTATCCTTTCAGTGAGTGGGGTTCGTTCCCCGTTGCTCGACGATTGTAAGACCTGCGAGGGAGGGGGCAAGGGGTCAGTCGACAATTTCCCAGCACTTTGTTTTGTCTCGAAGTACATCAATGGTGAGCACCTCACTCCCCACGTACTTAAGGGCATGTGCCGTATTCAACTTCTTCAGCATCTCGTCCCGCGTCACACGTTGGGGCTCTACCACGGTCCAGTTATCCCTAGCCGCCCAAAAGACTAGATTGGCGGGTGTACACTCACATTCGTACACCTTTCCAAGCGCGGTCCACTCCAACCGTCCGTCCTCGTTCTTTCGGAGGTTCATGAGGCTCGGGGCGGTTACAACCTTGCCGGCGTCGACTTCTTTTAGTGCTTCAATGAAATTCATTCTTCAGACTCCTCTCGTTGATAGTTCTCTACTTCTGCGTCCACGTCCGTATTCACCTCTTCCGAGAGGTCAATAGGCATTCGACAAATACGTCGATCGAGCGCTCGGTCGGTGCGAATTTCCTTAGGGCGGGACTTTTCACCGTCGTACTTACGGGTCTTACCCATGTGCCACTGTTCCTTATATAGCGAAAATTTTTTCCAAATCGATTAGGATTTTGAAATCCCGACTCGCCAGCCTATATCCCCTGGACCGATAGTTGCGGAGGCCGGTAACACCTCTGAAATATCGGCCAGATCAAACTCCCCTCGGAACATCAAAGATGCTACGGCATGGGCCAGATGATGACACCCAGATTCGGGGTCGGTAACCTCCCCTCGACGAAATGCATTGATGTGTCGGAGGGCTGCTCCCGTGTAACGACGTTTCGCATCCTGAACCAGACGCCAGTTATCAGGACCGTATTTACGTGCCCCAAACTCCAGCACCTTCGCTACCTCTTGTTCCATGTGAGCAGGAATCAATTCGTGCGTAGGCTTACCCCCGTCCGCTTTCTTACCTTCATTCATAGTACATTCTCCTGACCAGTCGGTACACCACTATGGTTGCTGGTGGGTGTAATCATCTTTATCCGTCATGACTTCACATCCAGAGTGGCGTCCTCAGGATAGAGTTTAGCCACGACAAAACCTTCGTCATTAAAGACGATAACGGCATTCCGAGTACGATTCACTTCTGCTTGAATTTCTTTGATAGGACGCCCTTGGGGGAATCCATCATCCCTCGTATAATATCGAGCCTCAGTCTTCATTTCCGATCCCATCCTTCAAAGGTACCGTACATCTTACCGTCCTTTTCGAATGACCAGATATCACTTACTTCTTCGAGTGTTGGGATCACGTCGGCTTCCGGATCCTTGAGGAGAACGGTTTTGACCGTCCTACGTAACGCCCTATTTGCTCGACGCTTGTCTTGCTTTTCGCTCTCGGCCGTAGTCACTCCCATGATAGGAGTGTGACGACGTGATCGACTCATACCTTCAACTCCTTCAGGATGTCCTCTGGAACATCTTCGGCTCGGACCACCTCACCATAATCACGCCTGTCCCAGGTAGTCAAGACAGAAATGTCGAGAAGAGGCGGTAACGTCACCAACTCCCCGGCTCTATTCACGAACTTTCCTCCCCGGTGCTCCCAAGGCAGCAGCACCTTCTCGCCTTCAAACATGGTCCATACCGGGTCGGCGCCCTTGGACCAGTTGTACTGGTACGCTGGCTCGACCTTTGCAGGCACGTCAGGGGTGAACAGTTCCATAGCCTCCTTCATAATCTGACACAGACGTTGGGCCGCCCGAGTATTCGCAATGGGACCACGGTCTGGCATCTCTCCGAAAATCTCGTCATAGATTAACGCCACCAGAAGGAACCCGTAGATGGGGGAGCTGGGGTCACACCACGCCTCCCTTCCAATTAGATTCATCGCGTACTTGGCGCCATCCGCCGTCAGCCCCTGGAAGTAGGTATTACAACCATCCGTATATCCAACGCGTCCACGACGGCGTCCAGAGCGATGCTGAACTGCCGTGAACAACTCCCCTGCCCCGTTCTTGACCTTGGCGGAAATCCAGCGGAAGTACACCGGCATCTCCGGATACTCACCCTTCCAAATGTTTTTCCACTCCTCGGCCTCTTCGCGGGTCATGTCTAAGATACCGAACGTATCGGCAGCATACTTGATGAATTTGTCAAGGCCCAATCCACCGGGGAAACCGAAATTCGCGGCCTTGGCTCCCTGTCTGTCGTTCTTTACGTCAGGCAATTTCTTGTTTTCAACAAGCCATTGGTAATCCTGCTCACGTAGCTTGGATACAAGGTACAAATGAAGGTCGTAGTCATCGCGAATCAACTCGGCCATTCGGGAGTGACCGAACTTGTCGATACATACCTGTGCAAGGGAGCATAACTCTGCCTGAGCGTAGTCCGCCGAAATCAAGATGTATCCAGGGCGCGCCCGGAAGCATTCACGTACCCCCTTCATACGCGGGATGTTGTTTAGATTGGGGTTAGAGACCGAGACGCGTCCAGTATCCACCATATGATTCCATCGTGCGTGAGAGGATTTCCTCTTAAAGATGGCGGTCTTGTTGGGTTTACCGGTGATGTACATCGAATCGACTTTCTGCGCCGCACCGATATCGGCTAGAGGCTTCAGACAAGGAACCTGCTCGATAACATCTCTACTGGTCTTGATGCGGGGCTTCGCCGTCAGGTCCTGGCCGGTCACAGGGTCATGGCGCGGTTTTGGCGAGGTCATTGGAATACTTAGCCCTCGCTGAGTATAATGATCTGCCACCAGCCGGTAGACCGCTGCCATCGTCTTGGACGGGCGGTCCTCTAGGACTAATTTAGAACTACGCGCCTCGGCCTCCTGCTCATCCTCGTCAGGTTGCTCGTCCTCGGAGTCATCCTCCCCCGCATTCTCCTCGTCCCATTGCTCGGCAAGCCTCAAACGCTCTTCGCCGGTAATCTTGGGGTTAAATAGCGGGTTACCGGTGAGGTTAAAAGCAGCCTTCAACTGTTTCTCAGATAGAGAAACTTCACCAGACGGGGTACGTACCGCGTGCCCTCCGAAAGCCTGGTCAAGCAGAGCGCCGAACACCTTCTTATTCAATTTCTTTTTGCCGGGAGTGTAAACCGACACCTCTTTCGTGATGAACTGTCCAGTGAGTTTATCCTCACTTTCGACTTTCACCTTCGTATTGATAAGACGCTCGATACCTGCCTTGATGACTGGCAGGATTTTGCTTTCGAGAATAGCAATCTTATCGGGGTCATGATGGATACCGTTGACCGTTGCCAGATAGAGCTGCCAAGCGCTCTCTGTCTGCATCAGCTCATCAGTAGGCGCCGTAGACTGAGCACAAATAGCTCGCCAGATACGTTGCGTCCATTGGGGATCGAGCAACGCGTACAGGCGCGCCGCATCAGGCCATTGCGGATGGGGAATTCCGTCAAGCTCCCGATACCGAAGTCGGTACGAGTCTTCCCCATGCTTTCCAACAGGCGATTCTCCCAGGTACTTCAGCGCCAACTGCTCCATGTCGAAACGAGGACGCGTGCCCAGAGACGGGTCATAATCAAGCCAGCCGTACTCGACCGCATGTTCTTTAGCGCGCGCAATACAATCACGAATACGCCCTTCCATGAAGGCCTTGAACACGATTTGTACGTACTTCAAATCCCATCTTAGGTACTTGAGTAGCACGGCGAAATCGAAAAAGCCGTTTAAGGAGATCAGACTAATATCAGGCCTGTGCTCCAAGACATGGAATACAAATGCTACACCATTCTGTTTCCCCTCCTCGTCAGCTCCCCAGATAACAGGAGGAAGTTCAATCCATTGACCGTTCTCGCGAGTAACGAACTGTGTCTGAACACAAACAAGTGGAGGGACAGGACCAGTCTCGTCGGTGATTTTCCACGTCTCCGTATCCCACGCTAGGATGTTGGTGGGGTCCGGCAAGGCGGTACAGATGATAGGGGTATCTCGTTCAGTATTGGCCGCGTAAAACGAAACAGGGGGTCGTGAAACCCCCTTGCCCGCTGCATGCTTCTTAAATAGAGCATCCAAATCCATTTTACCTCTCCGCTTCAGTGCAGAACCTGGGGTCCCAAGGGGCATGGCGCCATCCAGCCGCGTACATCACATTCGTGATAGTTACCTCTTCAATACCTTCCATCCGGCGAGGTTCCAGCACAATATGACACTCCGACTTATCGAGGTCATAACGCACGTCCACCACTTCCCAACCAGTAATAGGGGCCCCTTTATCGAAGACCGACGTGGGAATATGAGGTAAGGGGCTCGCCGAGCGACGAAAGGTGCCCTCATACTCCCCAGACACACAAGTCTGGTAAAAGAATGTATGAATCATGCGTTACACCAACTGCTCGTCGATGGTGAGCTTTACCTCGTTCGCTCCCAGCTCCTCTTCAGCAATCTCAAAGAGCTTCTTGCGAGCCTTACGCGCCGTGGGCGGTAGTGCCTTACCGAAAACCCACGCGTGGAATTTTTCCAGGCATTCGGCCGAGATAAGGCAGATAGCGGAAGAAATGGTATAGAGATCTAGCTCTCGACTCTTAACGGCCTTGTCCCGGAAATCGTGAATGTGTAGATTCGTCATGATTTCATCACGCATCTGGACTACGCGCTCTCGGTCCTGTCGGTACCACAGCCCATAGGGGGCATCGCTCTCTACACGCATTTCGACCAAGAAAGTGAAAGCCTCACCCTTACGCGCGCTAATAGTGCCAGCCAGTCCTCGATCACTAAGGCTGGTACGCCCCTTCTTGTATACCTCCAGACGCTTCTCAGCCAACTCTTTACCAATGTTCGGATCGTATACGTCTTTATTGGCGAAATCCGCAGGGGAGCAATAGCTCACAGCATAGTCGTACTTCTCTCGCCGAAGTAACTTATCCCACAGAGTGCGTGGACGCAACGAAGTCACAAACGTTGCCTCGGCTACAATAGCATTATTACGATAATGCGTATCCATATAGAGTCGCGTTCGCTTAATAGACATAGGAACTTCCTTTGTTTTGAATTGGTTTGGTTGAGAAAAATGCACAGTATTCGCCCCCTGTATTCCTGTGCAGTGATGCTTGAGGTACACCTCGAACGACAGCTTTCGCTTTGAGGGAGCCACCACTTTTACGAATTAGAGGACACGCCACTTGTTAAGGACAATGATGTTCTTCTTGCCCTTAGTCTCGTGCTCGTAGGCCTCCGACCCGATCTTCATGCCGATGATCTTGCTGTTGTTGCAGAAGATATTCTCATCCACCATCTGCTGGGTCACCGCGTCTTCGGTAATAGCCTCCCAGCCCTCTTGGTTGTTATTCTTGGCAAGTTGCTTCAGAATAGCAAGAGCGCAGGTCTTCAGATTACCCAGGACGGTCTTCTTGATATCCGGACGCAACTTCTGCACCCAGGACACAGTCGTACCGACAGGACGATCTTCAACCTTTGCATTACCCTTAGGGGTAAACTTATGGATGAGGAACTCGACCGCGACGGTAGTAACACCGTCCGTCTGCCCCGAAAACACTTTCACGTCCACCACCTCCAGCTCATAGAGGCCGGGGACGAAATAGGTACCACTAGCACTCGTGGTAGCTCCAGCAACATCAGCACCAATCGACGGACCATTTGCAGCCATACTTACCTCACTACTTTCTACTTTGTTTACGCTTTAACTACCGTATTCTCCGTACCCCATTTCTGGAGCATGTCGAACACCCATCTCGGATTAGAGATATCCGAGATTTCAGAATTAGCGATCATCTCTCGCAATAGCTTGGAGAGAAGCTCTGTTTCAAACCGAACGTTTTTTCCATTCGGTCCATATACCCCAACCCCGTCAGGGAGGGCAGGCAGACATCGATATCCCAGCCCCAGGATAGCATTCAGACTATTGATGCAACTCGCCTTGGCGTAAGCCTCGGCGTAGTGGGGGCGCGGGCAGAACGTTCGTACCACATTGAGCTTGAAACTGTCAAGAAGAGATAAGAACATCTCCCCTACGTGATAGACGTTTGTTTCACCCGCCGTGGTGAATGCCACCACAACACCAGCCACGGGATCGTCCCACAGAGCGATGTTCTGGTTCTTCACCAATAGATTTTCGTAGTCCGTGACGCTGTCAACGTCTTCGGCCGGGGAATATACCTCTAGCCCAGCCTTGGCAACGAACTCGGTAAAAAACGCTTCGAGGGCGTCCGCTTCCCACAGCCCCAGCGTCCGGAGAATACGTCGATACACGGAATATCGCGATTTCTCGGAAACCTCCAAGACTTGAAAAGAGGTGCGTAGGGGGCTATTACTCGTCGTCATCTTCGTCCTCCTCATCCTCGAATTCATCTTCCTCATAGAAGTCCTCGTCCTCGTCGTCCTCGTCGTCGAGATCGTCTTCGTCCAGATTATCGTCACCAGCAAGGTCGTCTAGGTAGAACAAGTCATCTTCATCGAAGTCCTCGTCCTCGTCCTCGTCCTCGTCCTCGTCCTCGTCCTCGTCCTCGTCCTCGTCCTCGTCCTCGTCCTCGTCCTCGTCACGATCAGGACATAGACCGGTTTCCAGGCACTCGATGGTCTTTCGCGTAATCTCGTCCTCCCCTTCTTCATCATCACCCCAGGGCTCGGGGGAGAGTGCTGGCTGGTCAAACTCAGGACTATTCTCAGGAAACTCATTCGGATTCATCAGATTACCTCCCACTTAGCCTGAAGCAGATGTTGTTGAGAACCCCCCAACTGGACGTGTTCTGCTTCTTCTATAGCCTTGTCGACATACCCATCAAGAATGTGAGTGTGCGCCATAATGGCTGTTTCAATAATACCATGTTCCTGGCCGGGGCGACGTGTGCGTCCGAATAGCTGTTGCCAGCGACCCCCGTTACCAAACGGCTCAACAATCAGATTCTGATTGAAGAACTGAAGATTCTTGCCTTTATGATGTACCTCAATTGCGAGTGCACATGTTTCATGCTTCGATGGCGGCTGTGACCCGGTACCGAATACCGGTAGTCCCATAGTAGCTAACGCATCTTCAAGGGCTTTCGAATGGTACCACACCAAGGTAGGTGGGCGCGTTTTCAAATACTCCCGAATCCAGTCAAGCATAAAGGTATCGACCCACACCGGAACTGTCGGAGGGCGCAGTTTATGCTTCATGTTTCGCCACTCGACAAATAACATGTGCAAAAGCGATTTAGAGGGTAGTGTCGGGTCTACTAGAACCTGCCGTGCGACACTATCGAATACTAACTTCTCCGAATCATAATGGGCTTTGGAGTTTTTGTCCAGTTCTTTCCTTACCGCTCGATTCCAGGCGCGGCGGGCAGCTAGCCACTCATCATCCCTGCCACCAATCTGCTCCCACGCCCATCGGTAATAGAAGCCCATCGAGAGATGCTTTTGCAGGCGAGCCCTTTGAGCGTCGTCAGCGATAATGTCCTCACCGTCCGGAGTCTCTTCCCCTGTGCGCATGCGTTGTAGAATTTCTTGAATAGCTGTAGGCGTTTCCAGGGACTGCACGCGACGGCAGACAAGGGGAGTATTATCCGCGTTCTCAGTGGTTGTGATTACTCCGGGAGTGCTGAACATTCTGGAAAACACGGATTTACGCGCGATAGTAGATCGGTCTTCACCATTCGTGTTCAGAACATCAAACCCTTCTGCCTTCGCTAGCGGGGCAAACGCTTTCCAATCAGCCTCATTAGGGCGTCCCTTCAGGTCTACACATTCTTTCCAGACAGCCAGATCGTTACCTCGCACCGGCATGAATGCCCATTCGCGCAACGAATAATGAGCTAGATGCGCCAATTTAGACATCTCCGGCGTGATGAACGTTCCGGACATCGGAATGAAAATGGTATCGGGGTTGTCAGAGAAATATCGCTTTAGGCGTCGAGTACGAGCACTATCAGACGCCAGCGCCTGAGCCTCATCTGCAACGATTACATCGGGCTTCAAACGCTCCAGAATATCCGTTCCGTCGGCTCGACTGAGAATGGAGTAGGGGAGAATAATGGGGTCGTGTGCGGGGCGCCTAAAATGCGGTTTGAATTCCTCGATATTTTTCTGAAACGGCTCGACCATGTCCGGGGGCATCATAATTACTCCCCTCTGAGCAGAGAGGATTACCATGGTCAGCCATGCAATCAGGGACTTTCCGTGCCCTACACCAATGTCCCCAAACAACTTCTTGTACTGGAGAATACAGGTAAGTGCCTGCGCCTGGATAGGGCGCAACCGATACTTGTTAGTGACGTGTAGCCACTCAACTAGCGTGGTATCTAAATCCTCCATCCGTGGAATGGTGATAATACGTTCCCATTCGCTATCCCTCGCCCCCGGCATCTTCGCCAGGATATCGGCTAACTCCGTGGATGATGAAGCTACCGTGGGCGAATTCGTCTTCAATCCCATTTTGGAAAAATCGATCGTCGGTTTCGGGATTTCGCCTGCGGGTACGTTTGGTTTCTTTTGCTGGAACAGTGCGTTCAGATCTATCACGGCTTACCCCCAGCTCTTCATCGAGACCATTCTCAGCAGCAAAACGAATTACTTTGTCTAACCAGCGAAATGCTACCGGGTCACAAACAATTTTCTTCTGCTCGGCGCCTACAAGAAGTGTAACACTCCGAGGTCTCCAACGAGCATCAACGCCAAAATGCCTAAGCGCTTCCCTGGTGTTCATCCTGCCTCCGGGCTATATTAGGCGAAAAAATTTCGGGAAGGGAATGAGAAAATGAAATCCCATTCCCCTCCCGCCTGCTACTTAGACCGCGCGAGCGCTCTTCAGCATAGCCTCATCGTTCGAATCGATCGCGGTCTGAAACTCCACGATACGACGAAGATGAGAATTCACCTTATCCGCACGCGCCTGCGATTCGGTGACCATCAAACGCAACGCCTCGCTCACGGTAGTCCCGGCGTACAGCTCCCCCTCCACAACCACCGAGGGCTGTCGCTGCAACGACTCGTAGGTGACATCGACCTTGCGCACATGCGGCCAGACCTTGCCATCGAGCAGGACATCGCCAGTTGCCGACGGGCGCGTCTCGACAAGATTATACACCAGTTCCCCGGCGCGATAGCCAACAAAGGCGACCTGCGGGATCGGAGGCTTGACACGGGGAACCTTGACAGCAGCAGCAGTATTAGAATCCGACATAGTTACTCCTTGGTAAACGAGACAGTGCAACTACCATTGTCACAACCTTTCTCGTCGATTTCGTGGATGACAGTATCATGCAGGCTGGAGAAGTCAAGCGGTTTGATGTGCTCGGTCCACTTTTCGTACTGCTCTCGGGTGATAGCCTGATAAGGGGCCTGTTCGAAACCATGTACTCGACACATCAAAGCGATGGATTTCAACGACGCCTGATTATCGTAGATCAGTTGCCCCAGCGTGTCAATCTCATTCGGAGAGTATTCGATAGTGTTTGATACCATGTTGTCCGCCCAATACCGCTGCATGTCGACTACCATGGACAACTGCTCGGCAGCGGAAACGTCACTCACCCCGCGAACACAATGCGAATGTACCGGAAAATACACCACCATCGAGTTAGGCGTGTAAACAGACGGCTCCGCATGATACCCCGCCTCTTGCAGAAGAGAAACGAGAGGGGAGGCTGCCTCGAACTGGATCAATCTAAGGTAGTAAGGGGCTTCAGGTGCTCGAATACCCGGAGATACCCCTAGCACCAAGGACACACTACCACTTGGCTTGACGCTGGTACGTCGAACACTCCAGCGCACATCGAACATCTCCGAGATATCAGCATCCCAATACCCCAACTCCGCGACGCTCTTAGCGCAATACTCGGTGAGGTACACTTCCTTGCCGAATTTCTCGTAGGCCATGAATACACCAGTAGCCGATACCCCTACGCGCCTATTTCGTTCTTGGATATCATTTACATCCTTGCGATGCGTCGGAAGGAGTGAAACGATTTTAGCGTACAGGAACGCCATTCGACAGGTGTTGACATAGTCGTCCACCGAATCATGGCGCCAAGGCACGGTCTCGACCAGATTACACATCTCCCCGTCCTCAAGAGGCTGTTCCCCACAAGGGTTACATCCCTTGACCAGAATATCGCTCAATGCTCCAGTATCCCCGGTATGCCCCCAGGCGCGTGCGTTTCCACGCCAGAATACTCCGGGGTCTCCAAACTGAGCCGCGTGTTTGCCGACCCATTCACACTCTTCCCGAGAAAGTAGCCGGTCTGTAACCACGGAATTATTCGAGAAACCTCGAAAAGCCGATAGTAGTGCGTAATCCTGTTTGCGATCGAAGAATTCTACTTCCTCAATTTTCGCAAGCCCAATCTCAGCCGTGCGTCGTAGGCCGCCACTCACCACACACTTACCGATGATATTCATCAAGTCGCCAATCTGGTTAGTCGTAATAGGGTACGGCTCCCAACTAAGATTTTGCTGAATATCCACCCACTTGACATTTTCGAATTGTTCCCAGAACGTCTTATCTCCCAGGCCTCCATGGAGAGAAGCTACTTGATCGTCGTCACCAGTAACCGTAATCGTATACTTTCCGGAGGGATTGAGGGCCCAAACAATTTCGGCGAGACATGCCGCAATCGGGGTAGGTCCACTCGCAGTACCCCCCATGGTGTTGAGAGAAGTACCTTTCTTGCGTACTCCCTCAAACGAAAACCTTTCAGGCATCCCATGCCCATTATACGCACTCAGGCATTTAGCCATCGTAGCGACCCACCCCTCCCGAGTATCCCCACAGGTATACGTGCCTTGCTCAAGTACAGGAACGTTTATGATGGTTCCAGCACCGTCGGTATCAAAGCCAGGACCGACACCGAGCATCGCCATATCCATTAGGTATTCGTACGCTGCGGTAAAATTCTCCCGCATGCGTGCAGTTGACACAAAGGCGCAACTGTTTAATACAGCCGCCCCCTTCTCCCAAATGGCATCCGCCCGCCCCATATGCTGAAGACCCCGCCCTGACGGAGTCCATTTCAACGCATGCATGGTTCTGTACATCTCCCGAGCCATAGGGGCTTCGAACCACTGCTGATACTGAGCGTCGATCTCTTTCTTCTGTACGTACTTGCGATGCCAACGAGCAATAGAGAATGCTCCTTCCACAACACGTCGACAAGTTTCCCACCACCTCTCGTTGCGGGGGGTGGGATCACTAATCGTCGCCGAATAGGTACGTAGATAGGTGATATACCCCTCTACCGTCCAGTCAGGCTCACATTCTTTGAATTCCAGCAGAAAGTCGTCAGACAAACGAAAACTCTCTCGCTGCTCTACAGAAATCACTGCCGTCTGTGTCATAGTTACCCCACACTCATATTTGGTACTGACTTGAGATTCGGGATATCCGTACGCTCCACACGGAACGTGGCCCCCTTAGTCAAACGCTTGTCGTTGTTTGTCAACAACCTGTATCCACCCACCACTCGATTATTCCACGACTTCAGAATAAAACCTACACGTCTCACTGAATTATCATCAGTAAGTTCCTGCCACCCAGCGGATAGCGCCGTCTTGTTCTCGGCAGGCCCATTACCCACACCGTCATACACCAAATCCCACAATTGTTTCGCAGTAAACTCCTCAGTAGTCGTCTTAGACTTCTTGGGGTTGAAACACTCGAACATGTTGTAGAGCACCTGGCCCCAAGTCGCAGTCTGATTCCCCTCGCGCAGGGCTTTCTGCGTCAACAAAGGATCGTCCATGCCGGCCCACACTACCGTATCTCGAACCCAGTACGACCAAGACTCGAAAGAGCCGAACGACCCTACAGGGACGAAGGATTCATCCTGATGGCGCCCAAGAGCCAGGATTAAGATGTCCCGAATGAGCGAGGCGCGGTTTTTCCGAATATACTCTAGCAACTTGGGAATTTTGAATCCACCGCGCTCTTCAGGGCGCTCCATACCGGGGTTAAGGGCAATTCGCAACGACCGACGAGGTAAGTCTCCCTTAACGATGATGTTGTTACCGGTGGCTAGCCATACGGTGACGTTCTTGAGTTTCAGCATGTTTGACCGACTTAACTCTCGTCCGGTCCAATGGATAGAAGTAAGAGCCGCGTCGAGAGCCGGGCCGCCAAGAGGCTTATTCACATTGTCGATGAGAATTACCGGAGTGCCCGCCAGCAGAGTAGCCGTAATCTCTTTACGCATTTCGGTATCATCAGTCTGGGGCCGCCGAGCTGCGTCTTCCCCTACTGCAATGTTGGACACGATGTCCGCGAGAAGCGACTTGCCTGAGCCTGGGGTGGTGGCGTCGAAAATGAAAAGAGGCGTGGGGCCGGTAATTGCGAGACGTAGAACCGGAGTAATGATAGCAGCTAGGGCCGCCGCCTTATGCGTTTCATCTTCAAACGGAAAATCCGAAAAGATATCGAGCAATCGGCGAAGAGACTCGGCCGCCATGTCCCGAGTCACCGTCTGGGGAACATCAATTTGTAAACCCCCGGCCTTGAGATACGCCATGGTGGCGGCGTCATACCCGGACGATGAAATAAATGAACCATCCGGTCGTAGTGTCCCGAACGAAAGAATCTGCTCCAACTCACGGATACCGGTAAATTCGCCCGCATTGAAAACACAGTCGACTAACTCCAAAGGTGGGTCAATCGTAATCATATCGAATCCCCCATCCTTCTTGGGTTTCGCCTTGATATACTCCGCCGCCTCACACATCAACGTTCTGAGAGCGGGTTTAGGTAACGTCTCGATTGTGTCTGTCGTTAGCCGAGCTAGTTTCCCACCACGGGTATACAGATTGTCGATACGCGAAAGAGACTGAATAGCCTCACGAACATGGATATCCAATTCGCCACCTTTAATTTGAATGGTCGGAAGAGGTTCGGCAACCACATCATCGAGTGCCGTTCCAGCCATAGGTTCATGTTGACCGAAAACCTTGGAAGCCAATTGCTGGATCTCGTCGAAGTCCAGAGGATCGTCCGGAAATTTACGTTGATTTACTCGCTCTAGCATTTCTGCCATGAGAGGTTCGTCGATCCAGGCCAGATTACGCAGAGAGGATGCAATACGATACAGAAAAGTGTTACGCCCAGAGGCATGATTATCCAGACTCAGCGGTAGCGCTACCGAGGCAACTTCAGCTCCAATAGTAGGAGCATCAATATGCGTAGGCGTCGCAATAGGCGCCAAAAAGCCTACTGGCAGAATTGGATTATCGGACTCGTAAAACTTCCCATCTTGATAAACAGGCTTGTTACCGGTTTTCTCGTCGTTTCGTCGTACAAACGGTAGCCGGTAACAGCGTTCCCAGTTAAACAACCTATCAGGTTGGAGACCGCACGCCACAAGCTGATCACACACCTGAATCAGCGTGCGCTCGTAGTCCCAAATGTTTAGAGGCTCCGGTAGTTCCCACACCAAGCGATAGCCGCCAGCCGTCTCATACTTGATTGCCCCATCCCACGGGGTACCCCTCAAGCATTCAAGTTGAGCCGCATCCCATTCCGGAGTGCGGTAGTGTCTATGCTTAACACCATCGATAACTCTATCAGGAGCATCCAGATCTACCGCTAATACCTGATACCGCACCAAGGCTTGGTAAGTGGCGGGAAAGCCCTTCTTCTTCATGGGGGGAAAGGACTCATACTCCCCCAGTAGTGCCGGACAGAAATGGGCGTCAGTATGGTATCGCTGCTTCAACGCCTCCAGAAAATGTACTCGCT